ACATTTCCATTCATACTATAAGTTACAACACCAACATTACCTAAATTTTCATGAACCTGTGTTACTTCAAAAGTACGATAATCATAGAAAGCTGAATCATAACCCCTTCCTGTAGATCCAACTCCAACACTAGAGTTTTCAACTAATACTCTATCACCAACTTCTATTGGAAATTCTTCTGTTAAACTAAATGCAACCTTAAGTGTTGCTGCAACTGTATCTGTAGATGAGTCATAAACAAGATTAGTTACTCGAATTCCATTTGGATTATTGACAGGAACAATGAATGGAGTAACGTTAGATAATCCAAAAGTGTTTTCAATAATATCCACATATCCTGGTACATCAGGAGTTTCTAAATTATATGCTAAATCAACATCATTATCTTTTGCTCTGGTAACACCATCAAGAACAACCAATTGTGGTGGTTGATTATATCCCCTACCATAAGAAGTAATTCCAACAGATTTAAGACCAGATAACGCTGCTATCTTAATTATCTGAGGAAGTTTTGATTGAGGTCTTAATGTAAAATCTGATGAATAATCAAAACCAATACTCTCAAGTTTTGTTGTTCTAGGAACACCTATTGATGTGCTAGAAGCTTCTAAAATAGCACCTGTTCCTGTTGCAGATGTAACAGTGGAAACACCAGGTAATCTTGTATATCCCTTTCCTTTTTCAGATAGAGAAATCGCTGCTATTGGGCCATAAGCAGTTCTAGATGTTGTATCATATATTATTTCAGTAGTTGATGAACTTGTATATGATGCCTCTTCTGGATACCTACTTAAATCATATGTAAAGGTATTATCAGAATTAGCAAGAATATTGTATTGACCAGCATAACGACTTTCTCTAAAGTTTATAGTGTTATTTCCATCAATACCCCTATCTAGAACAAGTTCTTTATTAATATCTGGATTATCTGTTGATGTATTTGCAACTAAGTTATAGTAAAGTATTTTTGGAGTATTCTGATTATATGTAAGAACTAATTTCCCATCAACACCTACAGTTCCTGATCTAGTTACATTAAACGTTGATGTTTTTTCATTTGATGTGTATTCATGAATAAAATTATAATCTGTATAAAGTTCTAAACCAAATGCAGGTAGAGTATCAGCAACTTTAATATATGATAGTGATGAATCTGACAAGTCAAATGTTATTGTTCCATTTTTATAAAACTCTAGTGGTGGGTTAACAAGATTTAAAACTCCAGTGTTACCATTGTTAGCTGTTAAAATTCCAACAAACTTCGGTCTCCTTTGTTTTGTCTGGAATCTACTACCACATAATTTTATCTTATCTTTATTAATCACATAAACAAAGTATTCCTCATCATTAATCAAACCACCCATTGGATTATCTGATGTATGAATAACTCTTTGGCCAGTTTTCATTTCATGATTTAAGATCTCAATGGTATCTGGAATTCCCGATTGAGCTGTAGATGTATTAATACCTGAAGCAGCAAAATCTAAAGTTCTAGCAATAAGTTTTCTATTTGCAGTATTGTATTTGATAGGAACTGTTGTTGTAATTCCTGCATCCACAGTTAAGAAAATTCTATCATTATGACCCATTCCATGACTACTTGCAGTTGAAACAGTTACTAAATTTTTCTCCAAAGATCCTTGAACAGTTTCATCATAACTTATTTTTAAACTATGATATACACCAGTTCCAATACCAGTAAAATATACTAATCCTTGTTTTTTAGTTGTTGCAGCTGAACCAACAAAAACATCTTCGGGATCATTTCCGTCACCAGGAGTTCCTAAACCAATTCTGACTGTCGATAAACCAATTAAATCATCAGTCAACTTAGCTACAAATAGTGGTGTTGCCTCTGGAAGATTTGCAGAAAAACCATTTAAATCTGCATTAGCACGGTTCGTTGAAATTGCTATCGAGTTACCAGTATTTCTTTGATATGTTACTTTATCTCCAGTTTTAAATTTATGATTTGGAAGATATATTGATCTTGAAGGTATGAATAATGAATTTAAACTACCACCAGGATTTGAAATACTAACCGTTGTTCCTATTCCAGGCCCTACAGTAGTTCCTACTCCAACAGATTCAATAGGATTAAAGTAATACTCAAGATTGACATTACTATTAAACTCTGTAGTAAATCCAGCATTAATTTTAAATTTTCTAGGATCTTCTTCTATTGTTGTTCTGATAGTATGACTTAATCCAACATGAGATCCTTTTTCTGTTACATCTCTATCTCTTAATACTCTTAATCTAGAATTACCAGCGTCAACATTCAATATCATAACTTCTTCTTGTAAAGTTCCAATACCAACTTTAAGAATATCATTTTCCCTCAAATTAAGGTTATTTAAATTCGCGTTTGGAGATGGTAATTTACCTTGAACTCTAAAGAATGTGACTAAACCTGTTGCAGCAACTGAACCAATACCCTCAGATATTATTAATTGTGCAGATGAAATTCCAACGTTGAAAGTTTTACCACCAAGATCAGAACTTGTGGTAGACATACCAGAAACATAAACTTTATCTAAATTTTGCAAACCTATGGGAGTGGTATGAACACCGATAAATCTACCTCTTTCATCAGCAGGATAAAATTCAATATTATTCAATTTTGTGTTGGTGACTGCAATTGTTCCAATTCCAGGCCCTCTTACTTTTGATACTCTTGCAACTGTTTCAAAATTATCAGCTACTTTTTCTTCAAAAACAACTTTATCCTTAACTCGATATAAAGATCCACCAGTGACAATTCCAACTTTATCAACAGATCCTTCTGAAGCATAAACAACAGTTCCTTCTTGTGTTACATATTTGTATGATTGACTTAAATAATCATAAGAGCTATCATCTTGAAGTAACTCATAAGGTTCAGTATTTCTTACCCAAGCAGTTTTATTAAGATTAATCTCATCTTGATTGCTTCTTGATAAGAAATTAAATTCATTTGGTTGAGCCCAGAAATTTTCACCTAATAGATATGGAAATTTTGGTTTTTTAAAGTTATGGAATGGATCACTAGAATCAGATGTTACTGTAGATTCAAGAGTAGCAAAGTAAGCATATACTCCATTTGGGTATTCTGGAGTTATACCATATCTACCATTATTCTCATCAAGATAACTTTCATTGGTATTACTATTCCAAGTAAAATCCTCTAAGAAAAATTCTTGAGGGAAAACACTAGTAGGAGGTCTATTAGTTTTTAAATCAATAGAATATCCAGAATTAAGTTGAGTTATAGACCCACCAGTGCTTTTCTCATATCCATAAGGCCCATATATTGGAAGACCATCATATGCCCAACCAATTATAGGTGAGTGTTGTGTTTTATCTTCTTCCGTAACACCATTAAATAAAGATAAGTCTCTTCCCGAAGAACCATATAATGCATCACCATCTGAATTATTTTGATATATTGCCTTTCTCAATCCCCTTGGTACATATGCATGGCCACATTGTAATTCACGACTAATCTGTGTTGGTTTGTCAATGAATACGTCTGAAGAGTCTATATTTGTAAAGTTTTTTCTAACCTCATTAACTTGCCATGTTTTAAGATTAACGTTAAAGATTGCAAATTCGCCAGATGATTCTACATTAAGTGAAGTGGTAGATGCACCATAACCAATACCACCTTTAATTATTTTAATTGATCGAAGTTGACCATCTATTATTTCTGGAACTAATTCTGCACCAGTTCCAACACCAGCAACTGAAATACTTGGTGGAGTATTGTATGAGTTACCTCTATTATTAATCGCAACATCAATAATTTGACCATTTGCAACAACAGGTAACAATTCTCCACTTACACCAGTGTATAAGTCAATTCTAGGTGATCTATTAAAGTTAAGTATTTCAGAAGCACCATATCCAACACCACCATGTGTTAAATGAACCGATGTAACTTCACCTCTAAACAATGGTTGGGGAATACATTGGAAATTCTTACCTTCAATTGAACTTATGCCAACTATACCTTCTACTGTTACTTTGATTGGTGAGTAATTAAAGCTATGTGTTCCTACTCCAATTGATCTAAAGTTTTCATATTGCCTTGTTCTGGAATAAAAATCTTTTGCAGTGGTTCCAACACCAACAGTTGATAATTTAAATGTGTTTTCATCTACTACAAAAATATAATATTCCTTATCGCTTGAAAGACCCTCGATAGGTGTTCCATTTGCATCTGCGGTGTAAGTTACAATCTCACCTGTCTTATAATCATGGTTATTAATTGTAATTCTATCAAGTGCAGTATTAATACCAGTTGGTTCACAAGTTTTAAGTTTATTTTCATAACCCTCACCTGATGATAATACATTTATACTACCAACTTGAGATTTACCATTTAAAGATCTAAATTGATGATTCCCTTCGCCAAAAGCTGTATATGGTATAGTATTAATACCAGCAACTGCTTCATCTAAATTTTTATGAAGTCGAAGTGTTTTTTCAGGATACCAATTTGTTCCTGCATATCCAACCCAACTTGATATTGTAGTTAAACCAGCAACATTTTCGGTATTAACATAATAAATTGCACCTGTGCTTAAACCAGATAATGCTACCTCACTAAAGGTGTCATATACAACTCTTTCATAATTTCTAAACTTATGATATGTTAAAAATCCTACATTATAATCATCATGAGTGGTTATTGCCACAGTTTGAGATCCTGAACCAGAATTAAATACAACTTGATGCGGAACAGTAACCATTTTACATTCTGCAGTAGCACCCTCACCATTTCCACCACTTATTGTTACTTCTGGGATATCAACATAATCGAAACCTGGATCTTCTATTCTTATTTCTTGTAAATTACCTCTAGTTGCAACATATCCTGTTGCACCTGCTCCTACACCATCATTAATAGCTAATAGAGGTGGATTTATAACATCATATTTTCTTCCACCACCTGTAACGTCTATAGACTTGATATCTCCATAATAACAAATGTCTTGAGATTTATAACTTAATACTTCAACTCCGTTAATTAAAATTCCATTATACCCAATTTTTGTTTTGTATTTTTTACCATCATAAACTGGCATATCAACTTCTCTAAACAGTTTTTGAGGTAAAATCTGTTTATTATGAAATTCATACTTTTCAAAAGTATTATTTGTAATTTCTACAATAACAGTTGACTCTGATACTTTTTGAAAATTACCATCATATAAGTTTGATCTGGATTTTGCTAGTCTAATGTCATTTAAATTTATTCTCTCTACAAAATATAATCCTTCACTAAAGAGGAAACTTGAAACTGTTCCATTATCATCTTTTTGTGGTGTATAGTAAATTGCATCACCACTAAAGAAATTATGATCATTTGTGCCAGTTGTTATTCCAAGAATAGTTTGACCACCAAGGAAAGTTCCTGATAAGTTAATTTTTTGTGTACTTGGATTTAATTTATGATCTGAGCCATAAGTTGGTATGGAATTAGATGCAATTAAATTTTTAAGTTTAGAAAGAGTGTGAGCATAACCAACTTCTTGCATATAAACGTTTTGAACATTTGCAGTATAATCATTTAAATGCTGTTGATTGTTATTAACTCCAGTTGCATCAGAATTTGGTTTAGATAATGTTTTTGTTATAGCAACCACTGCTGAGAGACTACTTATTGCAGATCCTCTAATCCTAACTTTTGTAGTGCTTAGAACATCGGTTACATTGTATGTTCCTGTTAAAGTGGTATTATTTGTTTGAACTGTTACTGTGTCATTTAATCTTATCCTGTGAAAGTCTTTTGTTACAACTTCATAAGTATTATTAGAAGCATCCTGTACTGTGATGCTATCAATATTATACTGTGGTTGAACGTTGTATATCCAATTGTTTGATTTAAAATCATTTACATGTGCGATCTTTCCCAAAGACTTTAATTTTATCTTTGCACCTTTTCTTTGATAATAAGTGTTGGGAAGTTCTACATCATTTAATACACCTGTTATTCTACATCGTATGCCGTCTGTAGTGACTCCTGCGGTGCGATCTGCTTGCCCAAGTGCATATACATAACTATTCTGCTTTATCGCTGTTGCATCCTTAATGGTGGTTGTAATACCAGTTGTGGTTATACCTAGAAACTGCGTAACATTTGTTCCAGAATAAGTGCATATCCCTGTAGTTCCATTTTTATATTTAAATGTAAGTGCTCCGCTATCAGGGAAACCTATAGTTGAGTCAACGTCAATATAAGTTTGTGCTGCTCCAACTTCACCTACATTTTTTGAATTAGCATGAACAGCAAAATTACCATAAAGTAATTCATCAGAACTACCTGTTCCAAAAGAAGCATCAATACTAACTTTATAATATGTTTCTGTTAAAAGACCAACTCTAACCCTTTCAACCATTGATACAGGGCCATAGGCTCTAGTTAAATTTTCAAATGGATCTTGGAATAGAGTTCTATTCTCAAGTTTCATAGGATCACCTTGTATCGCTTCAACTATAATGTCACGAGTTTTTCTATAGTTTGCATCGGATGGTGCAATTACATAGTCAGCAGGTCTAACAATATCTACTTCTTCATTATATAATGATTTGAATAATAATTTAAATGATTCATCAGTTCCTCTAGAATTATAAAAATCTTTTGAATGACGAATAAATTGCGGTTCATTTAAAGATGGATTTAAATCTTTTTGAAAACCAGGTAAAAATTGCTTCTTTGACTTTCTTAAGAACTCTTCTAAAAATAATCCACTTAAATTATAAACTTGACCACCACTTGTTCCAACACCAACTGCATGAGTTGTTGCGGTAGATGTTGTAAATATAAATTCTTCTGGTTCATCAGGATTTCTAAATGATGTGATACCACTAAATCCACGAATACATCCAGTAAATGCTGTTGTTCCTATTCCAGTATATGTTATTATCTCATTATCAATCTTTAGAAGACCATAACTATCAGGAAATCCAGTTGTACTCTTTACACTAATCTCAGAATCAAACTGACCAACAGGATTCATAATGGTTGTAAAACCAACAATGCTTCCAGATTTGTTTAATTGTATATAAGAATCTAGATTACTGATTATATCAATTGGCCCACCTTGAATTTCTTGAGCTTGATAATATGCACTTAAAAATTCCCCGACTAAGGGGCTGTCATCCTTAACATAACTAGGGAGTTGGTCTTTTACAACCTTATTAATCTGAACTCTTTTATCTGTCATGTGTTATCTTACGATCTTTCTGGCTGAATAACTTGAAGTAACTGTATATGTGGATCCTGATGGGTCTGCCCCTGATGCAATTTCATCAACAACCATCTCAATATTACTAGTATCTAGTTGCAAATAAAGATCCTGTAATCCAATTACGTCATTTGAGTGAGGAACAACAGAAATTTCCATGATTTGTTGAGCATCTTTTGTTTTACCTGAAACAATATTAATGGGGTTGAGAGTCATTCTACCAGTGTTATAGTTAACCACACCCACATTTTGCCTCTCAATCATTGGAGTTGTCGAACCTGGTGCATCTAAAGAGAATAAACCAAGGGTTCCAGTCTTTTTATCAGTGTTTGGAAGGTCATAAAGGTAAACTTCTCTACCGATATCCAAGACTTTAAAGGCAGTAGAACGAATATTAAACCCATCCATAGATGAAATATGAAACTCATTACCAAAATCAATGGCATATTCAGCAAATTGATCAATAGCTAATCTCAAATCGCGTCTCATTTCTACTGTTGTGATGTTAGAAGTGATAGATTCGTGACTTTGATCGATAACTTTAAGGAATTTACTGTATTTGAACCTCGCTCCATACTTATTTAACTCGGCAGAAGCAGCTAATTTGTTAATATTGTTCAAAATTGTTGATGAAACCATCAATGCATTAGGTGCAAGACTTGTATTATAGTAAACTTTACTGTCAGTCTCAAGGTAGAGATACTTGAGATCGAGAATTTCAGGCACAATTCCTGCTACAGAGTATTTTCTGAGATCTCTTTTAATATTTTCCTTAATTGCATTCGGAACAAAGTCTCCAGTTCTTGGTTTTATGCTAATAAACACCTTTCCATACTGTGGAGGAACTAATTCTTCACCACCATAAACTGAAATTGACTCAGTTTCTGGGTAAATTTTGTTAGGAATTAGGATTTCATAGTCATTTGAAGTCAAAGCACGGTTTTGAGTGCCATAAATTTGCGGTGCATACTTCTTAACAGAGTCAACACTCTCAATTTCATCTCCACCGCTAGAGGGAGTGTTAGCAGTTACAAGAGAAATACCACTAGTTATGGTGTTTTCAACTGCATTTCTGTTATAAGTGCATTTTCCACTAAAAGTTACGTTACTTATACCATTAGCTTCTGATCCATTTGAAATAATATAAGAAACTTCAACAATATTTCCATCTTCAAGTGCTTTTCCAAAGATTCCATCACCAAAAATGATTTCATATTGCTCGTCTTCGATCTCTTGAATGTAATATATGAGAGAATCTTTAGTTATTGAGCTTCCAGTAATCGCATCAAACAAACTATCCTGCCTCGTGTAACTAGAAAGTAGAGAAGAAGTCGAAGTTGGTCTAATATAGACCTCTAAAGTGCTTAAATCGATCCCTGCATTTGATAAAATAAACCTTTGATTGATATTATTCGTAGAATATGGAAATTTTTGGTCAACTACAGTGCCTTCTTTAACATCTAATTCTAAAAATGACGCAACACCATCAATTACAGGTTCTGTAACATCTTTTGTAACACCAAAAACGAAAGATTGACCACCAAATTGGTTTGTAGACACAACTGGGCCTTTTTTTAGCGTAATTGTTGTTGGTGGAGGTGTAATTCCAGGTTCTACCGTGAAATTTATTGTTGCAACTGATGCTTTTCTTGATCTTGGAACGTATCCAATGTTTCTAGCTAGTGCAACAACGTTTTCTCTAAGAGTTGCACTGTCAATAAAGACCTCATTCGAGATCATATTGGCATTATATGAGGTAATGTAAGTATTATATGCTAAAACATCTAAAACTGTTGACAAATTTGACCCCTCGAAGTCATAATCCGTAAAATTCGAGTTGGATTGTAAATATTGTTTAAGTGTATCTTTAATCTGGTCAAAATCCAGACTAGTAAAATTTAAAAGTGACATTTATCGTGATGGAAGCAAGGCAAAGTCTAATTTTGAGGGAGGTAAATCCACACCTACTATTCTATATGTGATTGTTACGTCAAATTGATTTTCATCGAAGTTAGGATTTGCAAATACATCGATTAATTCAACTCTAGGTTCATAATTCCCAAGACAATTTCTAATTTCATCTTGAATTGCTACTGCAGTAATATCATCAACGTTTTCAAACAATATTTCACCTACATTCGATCCAAATTCGGGATCAAAAAACTTTTCACCAGGTGTAGTCGATACTATATTACGCACAGCTTTCGCTATTGCGTTTTCATTCTTCAAAGCAATCAAATCGCCACTTAAGGGGTTAAACTTAAATGACATACTAAGATCTT